TACAACTACTTCTTTTTCGGCTGTTTCAGTTTTAACAAGTGCTCTTAGTTCCTCCATTGTTTTTGGAGAGGCACTAACTTGTTTAAATATTTGAGATAATCTTTTACCTCTTTTATCACAAACCCAACAATGCCAAGGATTTTCTCCTTTTTTGTTTTCGGTAAAATTAATTTCTAATTTAGGTTTATGGTGGTTACAAAACGGGCAATGATAAGCAAAATTACCTCTTGCTGTTTGTTTTCCTGTTCCTAAAACCGAATTCGCTAAAGCAATCAGTTGTTGATTGAGCATAACCACAATATAAAAAATAAAGCTTGGGTAACCAAGCTTAATTAAAATTTTTTTATTTTTAAATTTTTTTCTTTTATTATATTATCTGGGATTTCGGATAGTGCTTTTTCTGCTTTTTCTTTTGTAGGGTATAAATTAGACTGTGATTTATATTTAGCAAACTTTATGTAATCTTTTGCTCCGGCATACCACTCCTTATCATTTGTTATAATAAATCCATCTTTATCTTCATTTATTAGATTTTTAAATTCAGATTCATTAGTTGATGATATTGGTAGTGTTATATCCATTGTTTGTGGAAATATATTATGTGTACCTGCCGGTTTGTCAAATGGTGCGGTTTTCTTACCGACATTTTTTATAAATTTAGCTTGTTTATTATTTACCTTTTCCCACATTTGACCATTCTCTCCAAATCTTAAAAATTTTTGACCTATTTGTATGTCTTTAAACTTTGTATTTGGAGATTCTTCTAATTGACTGCTTTTAGTTAATTTATTTTCTACTAAGTATTTTTTTAAATCGAAATTATTCATGTTTTTGTTTTGTAATAAATATTATAAAAAAAAAATTAAGATATAAAATCCTTATATCGAAAAACAAAACCTTTTATATGAGTTTTATTTCCTTTTAAAACTTCACATATATTACCTTTGTTTAGATTTAAAACTTCACTTGCCTCTGATAATGATTTGAATTCCATACCAAACAAAGTATCACAAATAATAGGTTTAAGTCCTTTACCTATTTTACCTTGAGTAATTTTTTTACTTATTTCTTCTTTTTTATTACTCCATACTTCTTTCATCATTATAGAAAGATTATCTTTATGTTCTTGAGTTCTTTCATAAGATAAACCACAACCATTTTCTTTTAAAAATATACTATGTTCAGGTCGTTTTTTTCCAGTCCATGAAGGTTTTGATGCTAATTTAATATTTAATCCTTTAATATGACTATTAAAAAATTTTATATAAAATTCTTCTTTTTCATTTAATTGGTATGTATTACATTCTTCTAAGATTTCAAATATATGATTTTCAACACCATATTTTTGAAAAGAATTATAAAGTTTAATAGATTGAGAACATTGAATTTTTTTATATTCTTTAAAACGTCTATCTATATTAATAGATTGACCTATATATATTTTACCTTTAGGGTTTGTAATTTTATAAATACCTATCATCAATGATAAATATTAAAAAATTTACCGAGAATGTTAATTATTTAAAATCCTTGGTAAAAAAGCGGCCTTGGATGTTATCATTAAAATATTCTAAAGGATGTTCTAGTACACCATATTTGAATAAAAACTTACATTCGTAGTAAGTCAGAAGTTTTTTATTAGGAACCAATTGTAAAATCTCACGAGTAAATTCCTCTTGTTTACCATCCTTAATGAGTTCTAAAATTGGTTTAGCAGATCCATAATAGGTTTTCCAGTCCGATTCTTTTACTACCACCTTTGTGGTTGACTTCCTGCCTGGGCCTGTTTGTTCTGCTAGTTCCTTTTTTGTTAATTTTTTCTTTACATTGTGATATAATACCTTTTTACCAATGTAAGAAATTCCACTTGGTTTATGAGTTACTATGTAAATAAAACCAAAGGTGTCTTGAGGAAAATCCTCAATATTTTGTATAACTTTTTCGTTGTATAACCACATATTAAAAATCTATATTTACTAAAATTGTTGTGTCTGTTATTGGGGATAGGGGTAAGGGTTGAGATAGTTTTCCTACTGCAACTAAATTTTGTGCCTCATCATAAAGTCCTACTGTTGTTACATAAGGGGTAAAATAAGAACCTGTTGCAAAATTATAAGGAACATCATCTGTTGAGCCTGAAAGTATAGTTGGGTTTAAACTAAAATTAAATTCATTTTGTCTTGAGGTACACTTGTATTGTGTTTCAAATAAAGTTAAAGAAGAGGAAAATGAACAAGTTACATTAGAAGAAGTAACAAAATTTAAAACAGAAACAGGATTAACATCACCATAAGAGGATGTTCCATAAGTTCCTGAACCATAGGTTCCTCCACTAGTATAAGTGGTTCCTGTTAATACTGCTATTCCGTGAGGATAAAATATGTTACCACAAATTTCTCCTGAGGATGAAAATATTAAATTACCCTGTCCATCATCATAAACTGAACCACTATCTGATGTCCAAACAAAAGAATTTGGTTGAATATAGTTACCAAATAACCTTACAGGTATTGATAAAACTCCTATTATATCTGATTGTGAAACAGGGAAATAATGTTCAAAAGTTAAAGTTGTTTGGGGATAGTTCCAATATCTACCTGCTGAAGATGCTGGTCCTACAAAAACATCTCCTGAAGGATCTGAACCAGGTATTAAACTAGCTGTTGCTGCAGGGGAGCCAAAGCTTGAGGTACTATTTGAATAATTTGAATAATATAATTCCTCAATAGAATTATAAACTAATCTTTGATATTGAGTAGTTATAAATCCTGTAGTTGGATCTGAAAGGGGATTGAATAAGGAACCTGTTATGTTACTTCCTACAAATCTATCAATTCCAACATCAGAACCAGTTAAGGCATTTCCCTTAAAAGTAAATGATTTATTTACTTCAAACGGAGTAATGATTATATCCGATGCTAAAAATTGTTTGTAAGCACCCATTCATTAGAAATCTAACTTAACTCTTACTAAAGCTTCTTTTGTGAAGTTTTTAGATAAAGGTCTCGATAATTTAGCTACAGCCAATAATTCATTTGCATCATTATATAAACCAATTGTGGTAATATATGTTTGAGGATTATTAATGAAATTAGAATACAATACTTCACCTGTTGAACCTGAAATGAAGCTTGGGTTTTCTGAATAATTAAATTCTGAGCTTCTTGGTCTTACAAATACAAAATCAGAGGTAATTGTTTCTTGAGAATTTAACTGGAAATAACCTGATGCTGAAATTGCTGAAAATAGTGACAGATTAGGACTTGTAACTATAGATCCTGTTGCTGAAGCTGATCCACTATATGCAAAACCAAGACCTCCACTTGCTGTAGGAGCTGATAAAGCTAAAGGATTTAAAATAATGGCTCCAATATCAGGTAATAACCAACCATAAGATCCTGATGTTAATGTATATCCGTTTGAGTCAAGGGTTGTATAAATAGTTCCTGCTGAACCTGATACTAATTGGAATACTCTACCTGCTTCAGTAAATTGAACTGCTAAACCATTTCCTGTAGTATATAAACTGCTATTGTCTGTTAATGAAATAGAACCTGAAGAAGCATTTAAAGGATTTTTAAGAGTTAAAGTTAAAGATCCTAAGAAAATAGATTCTTTATAACAAGCTCTTTCAATAGGTAAAGCAAAAAATTCTGATGATGTAATGTTACCAAATACAAAATTAGTATTTTCGTCTCCAATTACTAAATCTTGCCATTGACCATAAATTGTTGCTGTTGGTGATTTACCATTTACTAAATTATTATAGTTAGCACTACCACTACCATTTGCATTACCGTAAGCAATAGCAAACTGAACTGAGGAAGTGGTTGGGGTATCAAATACATTTATATAATAGTTTCCTGAACTACCATTAAATTGGGTTGAGGAAGTATAGAAAGAAGTTAATGCCGGGCTTCCAGTTGTCCAACAAATGGAAGAAATAGCATCAGAGCTTACTACAAAATCATCGGGTTGTAATCTTACAAAAGACATGTTTTATATATTTTTATTAAGCTTTAGTTACAGTTACAGGAATAGTTAAACGAGCACCACTATCTCTACCAGTAATTTGTAGAGTGGCTTGTAGAAAATTATTTGTACCAAATAATGTGTTTACAGTAGTGGCTGTTAAATTAATTACAGTACCAACTACAGTTTTAGATACTGAAGTACCTAAAGTAGTAGTTTGGTTTGCTAAATTTAAAGCAGTTACTGTTGGATCAGTAATACCTACACCTTCAAAAGTTTTCATCAATCTAACATCAGAAATTGTTGCTGTGTATCCTGAAGTTTCAAATGTGTTACTTCCTAAATAATTTAATGTTTGAGGACGAATTGATAATGAAGCACCTTGTTTTAAACTAATAGAAGAATATCCTATATCTAAAATAGGCATTCTAGCTGTACCACGAGGTAAAGTAACTAATTTATATTTCATTACTTGGGTAGCTTGAGGAAATGCCTCTAGTAAAGGCATATTTTCAATTGCTTGTCCATAATAAGCAGAACCTGAAGGGTGATTTGGGTTGTAAAGTGTATAATCAATTTCATCATCTGCTAAAGAAAATTGTGTTATTCTAAATTGACCATTTTGTTGGGCTAATAACTGGCGTCCTACGTCTGTTAAAATAGCATCTACTGTTACTACGGTATTATTTAAATATCCCATTTTTGTATTTTATTATAAATATATTAGTTTTTAAGTTTTATTGAATTACTCCTGCTTTTTTGGCAAGTTCGTATGGATTATAATTAGGATTAAAGTTAAATGGTATTAAGAATCCTGGGTCTAAATATGAGGGTTTGTTTTGGATTAGAACAAAAGATTCATTTTGGATTCGTCTCATCATTCTAAAGTTTTGAGTATTTTTAGATGAAATTGAAGATGAAGTAAAATTATTTAAAGTAGGAACTATATTAATACTACTTGTTTGTGTCATATTAGAACCTGTTAATATAGAAGATATTTGAAATAATCCTCCTGCTGAAAAAGTACCATCTAAAGAAGCTGTATTATCCACACTATATGAACCTGTTGTACCAAATCTAATCATATCTCCGTATTGTAAAGGAAAATAAGTATCTACATAATTAACAATTTGTGATTCGGAAGGAGTAAGGTTTAAATTATTAATATATTGACCTGTTGTTTTATTATATATACTAACTCCATCAGCTCCTACAGAAAGACTGGGACGTTTAAGAGAAAAATATTCTATAATTCCTACTGAGGAAGAAGGATTAGAAAAGGCATATATCCAACTTTCAAAAGAAGAAGCTACTACAGATCCACTATCTGTTAAAGTATTATTGCTTCCTGTAAAATAAACTCTAAAATTTTGTTCTATATTTTGATCAGTGTATGCATAAAGAGATCTTACAGATGTAGTACCAACTGCACTTCCTGTCACTAATAAAATAGTCTCATATATAGCACCTCCATCAACTATTTTTACAGGAATACTACTTGGTTTACCTGAGGAGTATACTGCTGGGGATATATAAGCTGTTTGGCCTCCAATAAAAATATTTTCTATAGTAAATAAGTTTTTATTTTCTGCTGTTAAAGGAGTAGCTATTCCTTCAGTACTAATTAAATACACTCCATGTAAATTACCTCCACCAGGATATTGAGGATCAGCTCCTCCAATCCAATCATAATAAATAAAATAGTTTACAAAATTATCTATTGGATAACCAACAGGAAAACTTGAAGAAGCAAATGATTGAGAATAATTATATTGTCCTGTGTAGTCAGAACCAAAATATCTTGCATTTGCCCATCCTGTTTCGAGAGAATAATATGAATCAGGAATAGCAGCTTTAACAGCACTTCCACTTAAAATAACTTGTTGATTTACGGGCAATATTTGACCCTCACTAAAATCAATATCCATGTATTTTGAACTTGGTCTATTGATTTGAACATCATTTGCTACTACTAGACAATCTGGTTCTATGTAAGATTCATATATTGTAAAATTAGTTACTGAGGGAATACCAAAAATTGTATTAGTAGCTAAATACAAAGGAAAATTAAAATTTGATGATCTTACTTGACCAGATAAGGGAACATTATTTTTTCCTAATGTATTACTTAATTCGATTTTATCAACAGTAACTGAAGCTCCAGGTGCTAAATTGTCTATATAATATATTGTATAATCATTTCCTCTTTCATCAAAATAAGTTATATTTACTCCTCCATTTCCTGTAGCACTAGCATCATTACTTACTGTGAAAGATAAATAATAAGTTTTGTCAACATCTAAATCATATGATGAAAATTTGGTTTGGGGAACAAAAGGTCCACTATTAATAGGAATAGAAGCTGTTGTATATACTTGTATTATTTCAACATTACAATCACTTAAATTTCCATCTTCAACTAAAATAGCAGAACCACTTAATTCACCATTATAAAATTCTACTTGAGATGATTGAACAAATGAAACCGAACCTGTTAATGAAGGAGTAGAACCTGACCATACTTGGGTAATATTTACAAACCTATCAAAAGATTGAGTTTGACCAAATAAATCAGGCATTGAACCACCATTTCCTCCTGAAATTGTTCCAACATCTATTGAACCTGTAATGGTTAAATCTTCAACAATGTAAGGAATATTTGTTGAACCACTTCCAATAAAAGCAAGTGATGAAGAAGGACTAACAAGAGGAATTCTATATCTATTTCTATCTAATAAAGTATTTTTTATTACAATACCTGCTGCTAATCCTGTTCTTGCGGGAACAAAATCTTGCAACATTTTAAATAATGAATTATCAAAAAACTTAATTAATCTTATATAATCAGTATAATCATAATTTGAAATATATTTTTCAAAATATCTATATCTTATAGCATCTAAATCAGGATAAGAAGATAATGAGGAGGTTTGGAATCTTGGATCACCAATTACCTCACCAATATTAAAATATCCTATTTGTGAATTTATATCCTCATTTATTTCATTTTGAGGAGAGAAAGCAATTTCAACATAATCAACATCCTTAGTATAACTTGCACTTACTGCAGGATATTGTTGAACTGAAATATAAGGAGATAAAACAGTATTAGATGGAATATTTGCATCTGTACTATTGTAGGGTAAAATAGTAGATTGTTGTTTTATCTTTTGAGAAATAGCATTTTGAATACCTGCTGGTACTTGATCAAAATAAAATACTTCTGTATTTGGAATATATTCTGCTCCTGAGCTTGTGTAGAAATTACTATTTGAAGCGAACGAAGAAGTAGTAACCCAAGAACCATCCACTTTAGGATGTACAGAAATAGATGATGTATATAATTCTCCTCCTAAAGTTGCTCTAAAAGCTAGATACTCACTTTGTTCAGAGGAATAAGGATTCATTACATAAGCATCAAAAGTATTTTCTGAAATTGGTTCGGAATAATATCTTATTTCTTGGAAAGAACCAGTAAATGCTTTACCAAAAACAGATGAAGTACCAAAAAAAGCATCACCTGCATTTATCCAAGGATTATCAGTAATAACTACAACTGAAGAAGATGCTTGAAAACCTAATGTATTTCCATCTTCACCTTCATAATTTTTATCCTTAATATATAAACTATAAGTAGGACCTACATTTAATCTATTTACTAAAACAGACCACCAACCTCCATTATAAAAAGGTAAATAAACACTTGCTGATATAGAGGGGGTTGCTGGATTAGCTATAAGTTCTAATAAAGAATATTGGTAATAAGGATTAACAGGGTCTGCACTACTTGAAATCCTTTCTTTTGTAGTATAACCAGAACCTGTATATCTTAATCTTACTGTTAAACCAGTATCTAAAGTAAATAAACTTTGAGAGGCAATACTTGATGTGTTTTGCGGTAAACCATCTGTTTTAAATCTAAATTCAACAGCCCCTGGTTTACCATCTCCTGAGTTCCAATCTACATTTAAATCAAAAGATGAGGTAATATAAGCAGAACCACTGGTATAGAAACAGTAGTTATATTCATCTTGCCAGTTATCCCAAGTGTTTGGGTTTTTGTC